CTGCACTACTTGAAGCTGAGTGAGGTTGTGCTTGAAGTGTTTGTGCATGTGCGTTAGATGATTCACAATAAAACTTTACTTTTGATACTGCACCTGTGCCAGTTCGGATGTCAATGTTACCATCTGTAATAGATACACCACCTGATGAACCATTACCATCTAAGATAACTTTACCACTACCATTAGGTAATAAATTAATATTACCATTTGATACTGATACAATATCATTACCATTAACATCTAAGTCTCCACCTAGTTGTGGTGTAGAATCTTCTGATAAATTAGATATAGCACCTGACGTTGCAAGTCCTGCTACAACTGCACTTCTTGTAATTTTCTTTAGTCCACCACCTGAAGTATCTACTGCTAAGAACACATCATCATTTGCTACTGTAGATATTTCTGATAAAGAACCTACAGCTACAGAATTAAAGTTTGTTCCGTCTGCAATTAAAAGATTACCTGCAGTATTTGTACCCATGGTAATATCGTCACCTGATACTGTTAGGTCTCCTGCAATAGTTACATCAGCCCCACTAAATGTTAAAGCTGTTGTAGTTCCTGATTTAATAATTAAGTTACCTGATGAGTTTGTTGCACTACCAAATGTTGTGCCTCCATCTTTAAAAAATACATCTCCACCATCAGCGTCTAAAACAATATCTGCACCTGCATCTAAAGTGATATCACTGGAATTATCTATTTCTGCAATAACAGGTGTTGTTAATGTTTTATTTGTTAAAGTTTGACTTCCACTTAAAGTAGTAACTGTAGAATCAATTGCAAAAGTTACTGCATTACCACTACCACTTGTATCAATACCTGTACCACCAGTAAATGTTAAAGTTTCACTATCTAAATCAATAGCTAATGCTCCACCACTATCTGCTTGAAAATCTAAATCTTCTGCAGTTATTTGTGCATCTACATAAGCTTTGATAGATTGTTGTGTAGCTAAAGCAGTAGCACTATTAGAAGACATATTATCTTCATCTAAAATATCTGTAATGGTAGTTGTAGGTAAAGCTAAACTATCAACGTAAACAACACCATCAAAATAAGCATCTTTAAATTCTAATGAACTTGTACCTAAATCAATATCATTATCTGTAACTGGTACAATAGCACCATCTTGAAATCTGAATTGTTCTACAGCACTTGATGATACTTCTACGAATACACCAAATCTATTATTTGACGTATCTACAAGTATTTTATTATTTGCATCACTGTCAGCTACAAGAGGAACATATCCGCCCTCTCCTGCTGTACCATCATGGCTATGACCCGTTGATGCAGCAAAAGCTGATTCTAACTGATTGTATTCAGAATTGAAGTGACTAGCTTCAATAACTGAACCATCAGTAATATTACTGGATTGTTGCCTTGTATATGATGTTCCCATTTATCTTCTACCTCCGGGTATAAATTCTAATTGATATCCTTTAAATGATATTGGTTGATTAGTAGTTGTTTCTTCTACTCGTAATGCAACAGTAAAGCCACCACCCTCTACAGATTGTCTTACTAAATTTGCTCCTGATGAACCATAAACTCCTGCTCCATAGGTTGTTGATGCTAAGCCATATACAGCAATACCTGAACCTGTTGATAGCGTATATGCTGATGGTTGAGGAACTTCAGGACTGTCAAAGTCATAACGAACTTTAAAGCTAGAGTTTACATCTCCCTCATTTTCATAGTTCCAAATAACTCTTTGCATATTTTTTCTTATGCCGGGGTCTCCCATTGTCATATCAGGAGTCCTATAAAAAGCGTTAATATTTGTAGTAGAACCTGCTCTTGCAAAAGTGTTACCTGATTCTTGTTTATATACATAACCATCATATCCTCCTGATATTATGGTTTCGGTATCACTGATAAAATCAGAATCTGTAGAAGATACTTTTAGACCTTCTAATTCAGAGTATTCAAAAGCCGCACCACCTTCAGGTTGACCTTTAATAACACAAGTTATACCTTTTGCATTATCCTCTGCTTGACTTGCACTAGTAGGAAAAAATAATCGGTATTGTGATTTATTTCTAATAACTAAAGAGTTTATATTATGTGTTATAATATTATCTATAATTTCTTGTATTTGTTTGGAAATAGTTCCAATCTCAACGTCACCAATTCTATCTGTACCTGCAATAGTTCTTAATCCGTCAGGTGCTAAAAATACAACATCTCCACTAAATTCTTGTATACTTCTACCATCTATACAGCCTATTTTTCTTGTAACAGGTTGAATAGCAAAGTCAGATGTAGTAGAACCTGTTAACTTAAATATACTATCCTTACCAAAAATTATTAAACTATCACGGAAAGTTTTTAGTCCTACTATTTCAGTATCTACTTTAATAGTACCCCCACCGTCATTAGCAGCAAAATTATTAGTTTCAAAAGCACCCATAAAACTAATTTCTTGTTTACTAGTAGGGTGTCCTGCAAAAAAAATATGATTTTTAAATATTTCTACAAACTTAAAATTATTACTTCCTGTGGCACTAACATTAGTTACACTAAAACTAGTATCTACAATTCTAGGAGTAGATGTGCCTGAACATATAATAATTTTATCTGTTCCATCAAAATTAAATCTTCTAAACTCATAATTAACAGTAGGCGTTCCTAATCCTGTGATTAAAGATGTCCAAGAGCCTGAACTACCTGCTCTATGAATACTTCCCCCTCTCGCAGCTAAAACAACATCATTAAATATTGCAGACATAACTACACGTTCACTTGACGCAGAAACTTGAGGTACAATATTAGAATTATATAAAGTAGTTCCTAATATTTTTTTATATCCCCCTGCAATATCAGGTTCAAAATTTTTTAACTCTAATGCCTCTCCGGGAGACATAGAAAATACATCTCTATTAAGAACTAAACCACCTGAACAACTTACTATTGCAGGTGCTAAATTAGATGTATCTGGCATTAGACGTTAGTTAAACCCCCTGAAGATAAAGTATTAAGATTAACTCTTAAATCTCTAATATAGTCAGGTTTGTTTAACATTTCGATTCTAATTCTTTTTACCCCGTCTTCATATTCAGCATTTGCAATATTAGCCATAGGAACATCAGAACGTAATTTATATAAATAATATTTTGCTCTGTTTACTATAACATTGTGATATCTAGAAGGCAGTAAAGGTTCATCTGTAGCATTACTTAAATTTGTATGTGTTTTAAAATATTCAAAATTTATAGTGTAAGTGTCTTTGTTAGGAATAGGTGTTAAACCAAAACTAGTATGATTTTGTGTTCTATAAACTCTATCAGGTTTTTTATACTTAACATCTGTATCAAAATCTCTGTGACTATACTCTCTTAAAAAATCATCATAAGAAATATATCTCAATTTAAAAGGCTGAAAGTCTTCTGCTAATTTTATAAAGTCTACAAAATAATTTGCACTAGCAGTATTTGCTAAACCTACATAAATAGTAGAAACAGTAGGAGTAAATAATGTATAATGCATTTTACCTTCACCTACATTAGTAACACTAATATTACTATTAATAATACTACTATCTCCTGATGAAGTACCTACTTTAAGATTAACTGTGCCACCCATTACTCTCACTGCTAATTGATAAGGTCTATTAGTAGTTACTGTAACTGCTTGTGTCACTTCTGAATTGTTTAATAGTAATCGACCATTACCTAAAGAAGAATAAGAAGGTGAGCCTGAAACTGTTGTCCAATTAGAAATATTACTTGTAAATTCATTATTAGATATAACTTGTTTTGGTGTAAGATAAAAAGATTCAAAATCTACTTTTCTCATATCTGTAGGTAAAGTATATTCTTGTTGACCTACTATAGTATCTTGAGTAGTAGAAGTATGTAACCATGCCCACTCTACTTCTGCACTATATAAATCAGAAATAGCTTTATTAACAAACTCTTTAGTTGATGATTGTACACCTCTACTATCTGCAAAATTTGCAGAAGTTAAAACAACCTCATTAAGTTCTAATAATACAGCATTACATAATTGTAAGTAATTCATTTACACCCATTTCCTTTTTTGTTTACGTTTCTCTCTGCTCTCTTTTTCAGTATTAGAAACTTTTATTAATCCTCTTTTTTCTAGAGTATCTCTTTCTTTATAACCTTGTTGAACCATATTACCTATATGGTCTCTTAATTTATTTTCATTACTATCTAAAATACGAAGCATGTTAGTAGCTGCAGGTATTCTGATTATATTTTTATTAACAGGTTTATCTCTATCTTCATAAGATAAAGCTTCTTCCCAAACTTTACCTGTTTTTGTGTTTTCATAAACGTATATTGGCATTAGTATTTAAGTTAAAGGGGGAATAAATCCCCCTTTATTATTATTAATTATGCAAATGTTGATGTTTGTGAGTCTGTATCTGCTTTTGTTGCACCACCATCAAGTGATATAACACAAGCCCATACTCTTACTTTTGCATTGATTGCACCAGTAGCAATTGTTAGTCTAATTGCATCTGCTGCAGAATATGCAAAGTTAGCATCTAGAGTAGTCATTTGACCTGCTGCTGCAACAGTTGCTGCTGCTGCGTATTGGTCTCCGTCTACGCTATCTCCTACTGCAATAGTACCTGAGTTACCTGCGGTGTCGGCTGTCATTACATCTACACCGGCAGCTAATACTAATGAGTTAGCAGGAATTGGTAATACATCAAATGTATCACTTGCAGCATTTGTAGTAGAAGAAAAATCTACTACATCTGATATTACTCGTGGAATACTAGAACCTCTCTCTGAAGGGAGATTGGTTGAAGTAACACTACTATTATAAGCTGTCATAATATTTTTTCTCCTCTATTAGTCTATTTTAATATGCTCTGATAAGAGAGCTTCTGTTCTTAGTACTTTTCTTCCGAACACGTGTAAACCACGTACTACATCTGCGAAAGAATCAGGGTCTCTTACAACTTCAATCTTTGCAATATGATTTGCAGTTGATGTTGAAGACATATGACCTGACATGATTTTTTCAAAGTTAGATGTTGAAGATGCAGGTAAGTTGTTGCTCATATATAAAGCAAAACCACTGATAATACCTTCGTATACTTTACCATTTCTTAGAACACCTGCTTGGTCTCCTGAAAAACGTGTGTCAAGTAACTTAGAATCAGTTTGCTGCAACTGCTCATAAAAGTTAGGTGAAGCAATAAACCATCTTTGTTCAAATGGAATATCCGCTGCGTTTAGTCTCTTAGAGTGATTAGCCATTACGTTTAATGGGTCAATCTCTGAACCACCAAAACCTACGTCTTGTCCTGAGCCATCTGAACCAATTGTAGTTCCTGCACCTGAGAACATACTTGATAGTACGTTTTGGTCATAGTTGTTTTTAAGAGCATACGCACCTGATGAAGTTGCAACACTCTCAAAATTAATATGAGAATGTCTTTCTTCGATATCGTCTACTTTAAATGCAAAAGCATTAGCTTGGTCAACAACCAATGTAATTTGGTCATCTGCTAAGTCTTGCGGGTTTACTACTGAACCTCTTGTGTAAGACTGTACGCTTACTACAGGTTCTTTGATAATTTTTACAGTATCGCCAAAATTTTCAATTTCTCCGGCATAATCTGTGTTTGTTATATCTTCAACAACAGACGCTCTTCTGAAGAATTTCTGAACCTTTTGACTAAATATCTGTGGGATAAAATTATCGTTAGGCAAATTTCCGTAACCGGAACTTCTTGATACTGCCATTTTATTTCTCCTTTATTATTATTTAGTTAAGATGTGATTCTTCCCTCTTCTTTAGCTTTGTCGATTTCTTTTTCTAACTTATCAAACTCATAAGGTTTAAGTTTTGAAATTTCTTTTAAACTCCAAACTTTCTTTTCCTTCATTTTGTTTTCATCGCCAGTACGAGTTTTAGTAACAGCTTTTGCTGCTTCTGCTTTAGCTTCTGCACTAGATACTTTTGCTTTTTTAGATAGACCTGAATCCATCTTATATAAATCAATTGCTCTAGCAGCAAGTTTAGCATTATCAAAGTTGTTGTATAACCAACCTTTAATCATGTCATCTTGCTTATCCGCCCACTCATGAAATTCATCACTGCCTTTAATATCATAAAAATCAGGGTGTAATTTTAACAATTCCACTTCTGCTTTTTCTCTAGCTAAATTTAGTTGAGCATTTTTAATTTCTTCTAATTTAACTTCAACAGCTTTTGTTTTTTCATCAGCTTCCTCATATGCTAATGTTTTCATAACATCATACATTTCAGGATTATCTTTTCTCCAATCATCTAATTCATCTTTAGACATTTGAGGTAGATAGGCTTTTTTAGTAGCTTCCTCGACTTGCTTTTTAAGTCTTAAAAGTTCATCTTTGTGCTTTCCGATGGTCGAATCGTGATGGCGTTTAAGGTCGTCATAACGTTTTTTAAACACCTTTTCTTCAGCACTTGCAGGGCGTTGTTCATCCGGAGTAGCCTTAGATTTTTCTTCGGTGTCCTTGTCAACGGTAGCTGCACTCTGTTCGTTATTGGGTTCATCTTCTTTCCAAACATCCTCACGGTCTTTGTTCTTGTAAGGTTTTGGACTTGCTAATGATTCAGACTTAGTCTCAACGGGTGTTGATTCTTTGCCTTCCTCAATAACTTCAGTTTGCTTTTCTTCTTCATTCATGAATAACTCCTTTAAGTTACGAGGGCTGCGAATGGTAACAGGTAGCTCTTATTTTGTCGTAAAAAATAAGGGGGCTAGGTTATCCTAGGTAGCCCTTTTTAACACTAGAGAAATTCTAGTGCTTTCCTACGTTAGTAGAAACTTGTTATCTTCCCGGTCTTCTAACACCAGTCGGTGTCTTTGATTTTTTAGGGGTAAATCCGGGTGGTCCTGATGCTCCAGTACCTTTTTTAGGTGTACCTCCTGATTTAGGTGTACCCCCTGAAGGAGGAGTTCCTAATGTTCCTCCACCAGATGATTTAGATGTACTTCCTGCTAAAGCTTCTTTTTGAGTAGAAGTTAAGCCTTGAGAAGATTTATTTCTTTCATCTTCTTTTTGTTTTAATAAAGCATCTAATTCATCTAATAATTTATCTTTTTCTTCTCTATTTAAATTATCTATTCGTGTAGTCTCTGCTCTACGTTCTTCAAGAGTAGGTCTATCTTTTGTTTCTGATGGGGGTGCAGTATCTGAAGATTCTTGTAATTCTTTTAATGTTTTTGTATAAGCTTCTTTAAATGCATCATTGTATTTATCAAATCCTAAAAATCCTTTAGCATCTAAATCTAAAGGCTCATCCCCTTGTTGGAATGTTAGTAAAGCTGCTGCTGCTCCTCTATCACCAAAATTAACAGCCCTATCAATAATAGTTTTTAACTGGTCATTATCTGAAGCTATAGCCATTTCAGATATAAATTTAGTAGCCTCTTCTTTACCTAGTTTACCCAATTCATCTAGTAAATATTCATTAGGAGGTATATACTCACCATTAGGACCTCTTCCTCCAGTTATTTTATTGGCTAAAGAAGAAACATTTTCTGTATATTTAGTCATTCTATTTGGGTCAATAGTAAAGGTGTATACTCCTTCTGCTTTATCAATTTCTCCGCCTGTTATTATTCCCGCATTTTTTAAATTAGTAATAGTAGTTTGTATAATATCTTTTTCTGCAGATTTAAGTAATCCCCCTGCTAAAGAAGGTAATCCATAACCTCCTGCTTCTTCTATCTGGTCAAAATTAACTGTTAATTGATTCCCCTCTTGCTTTAATATATTTCTTGTATTGTAATAATTAAATTGTTCTGTACCCGGAGTAAATATATTAGACATTGTTTTAGAGAATGTCATAGGGTCTTGACCCGGACCAAAACGTTCCTCTTTTTTACGTTGTTGTTTTTCAATAAGACTTTCACCTTTCTCCCTAGGTTGAACAATAGGTTCAGCAGGTTTATCAGGTAAAGACGGTTCAAAAGGTAGTGTAGGTATTGAAGTATCGGTAGGTAATTTAATTTCTTTAGGTTTAGGAGGTATAAACATTTTATAACCTTCAACAGGTTCATATTGCTCAGACCAATCTTGGGTTTCCTCATTGTAATTAAGTTTTAGTCTACCTTGATTGTATATACCATAATCTTTTTTTTGTACTTCTTGTGCTAAAGTTTCTGATGTCTTTGTGTCTGCCATGTTATTTTTTATTCACCTGTTCCTTCAGGGCTAATATTTGGCGAAGAGAATTGAGCTTCCCCTGCAGTCGGAACACTTCCAACTCCAATGTTGCCACCTCCAACGCCCGTTGCGTCATTTGGATTTGCTCCTGCAGGTACTCCTCCAGTGCTTCCCATGCCGGGGATTCCACCAGTACCCCCAGTTTGTTGATTTTCATTTTGTCCTCCCATCATTTTCATATACAATGCAGCTTTCTCTGGGTCATTAATAACTTGGTCTGGGTCAATATCCATTGACTTAGCAACCTCTTTAAGAATTGTATGAAACTTAACAAAAGGTGCTAAAGCAGGATTTGACGCTACTTGCATAAATGTCATTAATCTTTGTGACCTTACTTCTTTTTGCATAAGAGATGATGTTCCTCTTGCTTTAATAACTAAATCACCTCTAATTTTTTTAGCATCTTTATTAAATTGCATATTCCAAGAAAATAAAGATTCTCCTAAAGGTCTTAATAAATAGTCATCAATATTTTTTATAACTGTTTTAATATTTAAAGCTGCAGCACCTAATAACATTGACATACCTGCTGCAGTTCTTGTAGTAGATTGAATACCTGTTTGTCCGTGAGAGTAGGAAGGTATACCTGTAGATTCATCAGCTAATTGTCTGAACTTATCAAACATCATTAAATTTTCATTTGCAGTATTAGGAAATTTTAAACCATGAATAGCTTGACCTGTTTGTCCACTTTGTCTTCTAAAAATTTTACCCGGAAACACTGACATATCCTGACCGGGTACTAACATAGTTTCATCAACATCAAATACTAAATTACCTGCTAATGCTAAGTTGTCTATAGCCATACGTGCATGACCATTCATAATTTGTTGAGAGTCATCCATATTTTCAGGTATGCCCACACCAAAGAATTGATAAGGATTAATTTCATAAGGACATACCATGTAAGGTAATCTTGAAGGAGTAAAAGGGTTTAATACTAATCTTAAAATATGTCCGTTACATACCCAAGCATTAATATCTACTTCATTTAAAACGTCTACTTCATCAGGATTAATTTCTAATCCTGCTTCTTCTGCAAGACTAGCATCCATTTTTCCCCAGTACTCAAATACTTCATATCTATCTTGCTCATAGTCTGCTTGATTTTCTCTATCATATAAAGCTGTTTCATAACTACGTTGTTGATAATTAGGTCCTGCTTCTATACAATTCCTAATAGCTGTTTCTCTAAAAAAAGGTCTATTAAGTAAATCACGCATATCTGATGCTGACAATTTATGCCTTTGAATAACATAATTACAATCATCAATAGATGTAGCGTTAGGGTCTTGATAAAAATCCCAACAACTAACTGCTTCTACTTTTGGTGTTAGTTTTGTCTTTGGATTATAAAATAACTCTTCGGTATCTTCATCTTTATCCCAACTATGTAATTTTTTTTCATAGTTAAATGGACCTTTTAAAATACCTGTGCCTAATAGAGTCATTTCAAAAATAATATGTCTCAATACAGTAGAAGCTAGTGATTCATCTAATTGGTCATGAATAACTTTCTCCATACTTTCTGATGCCATCTTTGCCGGTTCTAACTGCGGCATAGATTTTAAATCAGGTGCAGGACCATCCTCAAAAGGTAACGAACCATACTCATCTTTTAAACCACCTAGTATTTCATTAATAGTTGTTCCGGGTTTTATTTCTTTACCATCTCCCGGAAAACCATATGGACTTTCAGGTTGTTTTGATTGATTATCAGGTTTTAAATGTGCATATTTAGAAGCACCTTCTGGCACAGTTGTAGGTTCTATACCAATAGGAAATTTTCCTTGAGAAAATAAAACTTCTATTATCTGACCATAAGCAGCTAAAACTTTTGTTTTGGTTATTTTAACAAATACTTTAGACTTTTCGTTTTCACGAAATGCTAAATCAGGACCATAGATTCCTCTATAGTTCCTGTATGCTCTTAACCAACGTTTTTCATCAAATAGTCTAGCGTCTTCAGATACCTTAAATTTCTCTTGTACTAATGCACCTAAGCCATAAATCTCTTGCTCTTCATCAGAAAGAGAAGCCGAAGTATCCGCACCTGTATCTATATCGTTCGTTATACTCATTAAATATTATTCTGCAAGGTCACCTTGAGAATATTTTTTAAGAATAGAACCATCAACTTCTGATTTACCTTGTTTAGGATATGCTATATTACCTTCTGCATACGCATCAGCAGGAAATGCACCGCCCTGTGTTAATAGGCTATTTTTTACAGCACCATCAGCAGCAGAACTTAACTCACCTTGTTTGTAAGTAGTACCTAATTCAGTTTTGATTTCTTTGCTCATTTCACTTCTTTTCATCATTCCGTTTTTCCTCCTCTACTTTATTTTTTATAAAGCTTATTAACCACGGATTATCTCGAAAAACTGTTGTTAGTCCATTTGCTAATGTATTAACTACACGTTCTTCTTTATCATCAAGTTCGGATTCTAGACCCCATTGATACACAACACCGTGGAGAACTTCGTGTAACAATGTATTTGCTTGTGATATACTATCCTCTTCAGAAGACATACAAATAATACCTTCCTTAGAAAGAAACTGTCCATAGGATTCTGTTTGTTTATTCCATACCTTATCATTTTTTTCGATAGTGTATGTTCTATATCCTATTTTAATATTTTTTTTAGTATCCAAATCCTTCGTCTATAGGTTTAAATTTTTGTTCTCTAGATAAAGGTGAATGTGTTTGTAAACTATGAGGGTGTGCAGGTCTACTCATACATCCATATCTTAAAGCATCGTATGCATGGTCTTCTGCTTTTGTATCAACATCCTCACTATTATTTTTATCTAAAGGTAGCATAGGTAAAGTTCTTAATAAATTTTTACAGCTACTTAAAATATATAAGTTAGGTTCACCTGTATCTTCATTTATCTTTAATCTTTTGTGTATTTCGAGTTTACCATTAACACGACTTCTAGGACTTCTATCTGAAGGTCTCCATCTACATCCCTCTTTAATCATTGTCTCTGCTATACTAGGTCCAACATCTCCTCTGTTAGCCCAAGTAGAAGAGTCTAATACACCATATCTAATATACTCTCCATACTCTAAATCTATAACTTGTCTAGCAAATTCATCTGCTGTAACTTTTTGAGTATATAATTCTCTGTATACATACATTACATTATCATGGTCAACAGCAAACCATAAACAACAAGCAGGAGAACTATACCCCCAGTCTGCTGCTCTAAATCTCATCCAGTTATTAGGTATTTCAAAATTATCTAATACATGAACTTCTCTAGAAAACTCTGGGAAACTAGAATCTTCATAAGCATCCCAATCTCCTTCTAAAAACTGTTTACGTTGAACATCAGGTAAAGATGATAACATAATAAGATAATCATCTGTTTGCATTAAGTAAGGATTATCTTGTAACTTAGCAGGTATAAATCTTCTAGTAATAGATTTTGTTCCTGCCATTGTAGGAATCTGTACATTAAAAGCTTGATTAGGTTCTCCGGGTTCAACAAACATTTTCTTTACCCAATGAGAACCTACATTTCCGGGATTACCTGTTGCTCTAATATACACTGGTATATCAGGGTCAACACTTCTTAAAGATGACCGAAGAAAATTATAAATATCTTCGGTTGGATACTGAGGAAGTTCATCTATTCCAATCCAAGTGTATGATTGTCCTTGGTAACGAAGCACATCAGTTAAATTCTCAGCGTATCCAAACTCTATTCTAGCACCTGAAGGAAATCTCCATTCTTTTTCTTGCTCTCTCCACTTTGCACCGGGATAAGCTTTAGGATAAAGATTAAGAGAATGATTTATAATATCTCTTAGTTCAGGCATCGTACGTCTAATAAATAAACCACGATGAGCAGCTTTATGACAAAATCTTAACGGGTCAATTAATAACGCATAAGATTTTCCACCACCTCTTGCACCACCATAAAATACTTCACGTTCAGGTGCAGCTAAAAATTCTGTTTGAGGTCCTTCATTAGGTTGAAATATAACCTCTCGTTCGCCAATTACTTTTTGAATACTAGGAGTTGTTTCTTCAATCTGTGTTGTTTCTAAAACTGTAGAAACTTTTCCCTCTAAAGCATTGTCTAAATCTTTTAGTTTTTCTTTTCTAGTTTTATATTTTTCTTGTTCAGCTTTATATTTATCTCTAGCTTTCTCTAATTTTTTATAAGAATTAGTTAAAGATTCTGTAGCAGATTTTTTTGCTTTAGCTACAGACTCTGAAATTTTAGGAGTCGCAACTTTTCTTTTTCTACCTTTAGCTTTAGGTTTAGGAGGTTCTACCAACCTCTCATTAGAATCTTGCGTAATCCCATGCCCGTCACTTTCCTGTCTGTTTTTCTCATCAACCATTCTGCAACTTCCTTATACGAGCAATTTTGTAAATACTTTTCTGCTTCTTGTAACGCATTTAATTCTGATTCTATGGGAACAAGATAATCAGGATTTGATTCATCAACTTTATATCCAAAAGGAATAACTCTTGCTCGTCTTTTACGCTTTTGATAATTATTCTGTTGTTCCTGCTGTTCCATTTTTAGGTGGTAAAATAAAAATTCCTGTCGCTTGTTTGACATTCATATCAATTCGTTCTTTCTTAGAGACACCTACTCTGTCTAAAATTTGTTTTGCAGCTTCCATTCTAATATTAACACCCGGTGTAGAACCATCTTCATCTAAAGCATTAATCATTCCTAATGCTGCTTTAGGAGAATGAGCCGCTAATATTTCTTCTGCTCTATTAATAATCTCTTCTTTTAAGTTTTTAACTAAATCAGGGTAATAAGATTCAGAATATCCCGCTATTTCGGCAGCCATTTTAGCATTTCCACTTGCTTCACCAAATAAAGCAGATAAAAAAGTTTTTTGTTGGTCCGAAAGTTCTGTTTTTTTAGGTTTGTCAATATTAAACATGATTTATTAACACCTATTTTCTATTATACATACATATAAACTACTTGTCATTAAAATTGTTACCCTTTTCTATGTTTTTGTCCTTTTGGAGGTGATTTTTTACTTCCACCCTTACCTGCCCATAGACATTTGTTAGCCCAATAGGCTGCACTAGTAGGACCTTTAGCAATATTTGCTGCATGACGTGCTTTAAAAGACCTTCTAGCTTCAGGAGAATAGTTATGACCCATGGAAGCATCACCAAAACGTATTAATTTAGGTTTTCCATTAACTAAAATACCTACTTTTCCTTTTTTACCTCCCTCAGAACGCAATACACAGGAGTTAAATCTAGGTAATCCATGTTTTTTAAGAAAGTTTTTCTTTTTTTCTGCGTCTGATAAAGCCATTATTTTTTCTTTTGGGCATTTAAATACTCACGAAGAGTATTAAATCCTGCTTTTTTAACTTGGTCCATAGTTACAGTGCTATATTGTTTACCTTTAAAAGTAAAAGTAGCATTAGGTCCTTTTTCTTTTCTTGCTTTTTTAAATGCAGCACCAAAAGTAGAAGGTTCACTTCCTTTAGACTTAGACATATTGCTTAAAACTTTAGATGCTTGGTCTACTGCTAATCCTCCAAGAATTATACCTGCTCCTATTTTTCCTGCTTTTTTAAGATTAGGTGCAATCTTAGGAGATTTATTAACATTAGTTACTGTTTTAGTATCATCTACTTTTTTTGTAGTAGTCTTTTTAGGTGCATTTACTTTTTTATCATTTTTTCCTGCTGCTAATTTTTTAGGGTCAAAATTATATTTCTTTTTTATAACCTCTAATCCACCACTCTCTGTTTTCTTTTTATTCTTTGGACTTCTTGGATTAGTAGCATCTTTATTTTTTTTATTAAAATTCTTTGCACCTTCTTTTTTCTTTAACTCTTCATCAAAAGAATCTTTTTTCTTTTTTTTAGGTATTCTTGGATTTACTTTCTTTTTAACAACCTGCATTTTCTTTGTAGTCTTTTTCATTGACTCGGCTGTTTTCTTTCCTAGTGTAGGAAACTTTTTTGTTAGGTTATGTTTTTTTATATACTTCTGTGCTTCTTTAATTAATTTAGGTGCATACTTTTTAGCTGCTTTAGTTACTCCCATTCGAGCGATAAAACTAGCGACTGTAGGTATGGCTGCTACTGCTATTACTGGCATTATTTTCTACCTCCATTTTTATTCCTTGCAAAGGAACGATTTTTAAATTTACTTACTGCTCGTAAGTTTGTTTTACTGTTGTTCATAGGATTACCATCCTTGTGGTCAACGTCCATACCACTTCCTTTTTTTACTAGTCCACGTTTTTGCATTGCTCTACGGGCAGTATCTCTAGAAACTCTTTTAGCAATAATTTTAGGTTTACCTTGATAAGAAGCATACTCCTTCTTATAATTTCTACCAGTTGATTTATTACGTACTCTTTTTACTAATACCATTTTTTTTAGCAAACATATTTTTAGATATGTCGTTACCTTTTTTAGATAGAAAAATAGCTTTCTGTGTTTTCATACCTCTGTTTTCTTCATATCCTGATAACTTTCCATCTTTATCTAAGTCTGCTTTTTCTTTATCAAATTTAAATGCCATAATTACATCCCTTTAGATATGTCGTTACCTTTTGTTAATCCTTCAAAATTATATTTTGGTTTCCCTTTATCTAATCCTTTAAAATTAACTCCTTCACTAACATATCTATTACTTAGTTTTTTAAACATTGGTAGTTTTTCTACTGGTGTTTGGTCAACCTTAGATTTCATTTTTGCAACAGTATTAGGGTTTGCTCTCATAAATGTTTTAGCTTTATCTACTAAAACTTTACCAAATTTTTGGACAGCTCTCCTAACTCCAAATGATGCTATAAATCTTACAACTGTCTGTATCATTATATTACCTCTTTAATAATTGCTAGTAGTATTACTAGCCCTACGAAGGCTACAAACATTTTACCTTTTTTGTTCAAGCCATCCCATTTTCCTTTTATCCATTCAATCATGTCTTTCATGTTACCCTCCTATAGGCTCTTGTTTTCTTTGCGATACGTTTAGGCTGTTTCACAAACTGTTTCCCTGCTTTTGTTCCTTGTCTTTTTGCTCTAGTTGTTGCTGCATATTCTGCAGGGGTTAAACTTTTAATAGCGGCACTGGGTAAATACCTTTCTCCTGTTTTAGCAGAAGGTTTACCTGACTTGGTTCTCCATTTTTGTTTGGTCCAAGATTTTAAACTTCTTTGTGATTTAGCTAGTGCCACGATGTTTTCTCCTTAGTTCTTCTTTTGCTTTTTTTGCTAATCTTGCTTGTTCTAATTTACCTGCTACCTTTGCTCTTTGTTCCAACACGGTAAGGATTTGAATTTTACGAGCATAGGGTTTATTAATCTTTTTAACTTTCGCAATGGTTGCTTTTGCATCTTGGACTGTAGCAAACTTAATACTAACAGTGTCTTTAGGGTTCTCATCTGTATATAGTCTTCTATCAGAACCTTTAGGTTTTTTACCCGTTCCTTTTTTTGGGTCTGCCATTTTTAAGTGCTTCCTTTAAAAGTTTTCTTTGTGCGGTGTGTGCTTGTACTGCTTTACCTAATCCTGCAGCTACCTTTTTTACTTTTGCTCTTGCTTTTGGTTTCATTTACCTTGCCCCCTGTATTTTTTATAACTTCTACGTTTATGTTTATTCATTGATGACATTTTAACTTTGCCATTTCCTATACTAGTTCTTTTAGGAATAAAATTTATATTGTTAACTACTGTTTGTTTTCTAGGCATTACTTGCTAGTTCTTCTTGGTTTATTTTTAAAAGTATTAGGAATAATTTTTGAAAAGTTTTTAGCAAAGTTTTCTGCTTGTTTTTTAGTAGCAAACTCTATAAAAGTATTATTTTTATTTGCTCTTTTTATAGCTTCTTCATTTGTTAATTTTACAAATTTACCTTTACCCCTTGTTCCAATTCTAATTATTGTAGGAGCTACTCTATTATCATAGCTTATTAACTTTACAGTTTCATTATTTTCTGTCATAGGAGACCTAGGGTTTAATGCTCTCATTAACCATCTAGGTTTTTTATCAACAATAAACTTCATTATTTAATTACCTCAAAATATTCTCTTTGATATTTATTTAAATCTTTTATAGATTCTATATTAGAATCATTATCACATAATTTATTATAAATAATTTTATTGTCTATCCATTCTTTACCATTCCAAAATTCAAATCCATCATACTTAGATTTGTATTTACTGGTTGTTTCATATCCATAAGACAAATAATAATTTTTACATTTGTTTTTAATAGACCAATCAATTTCGTATAGTGTTGCATATGTACCTAATCCTAATTTTGGATTTTCGTAATCCCATGCAAACTGTCCTGACAATACATGCTTGTTATCAAAAACTTTAAACTCTGTAAAAGCAACAGGAGTATCTTCATGGTAGTAAATAAAATACTTCCAATCTATATAATCTTTTTTTTCAAATACTTCACTGTCACTTTCAAAACCTTCTTCATAAAAATTTCTATACTTAACATATTTTTTATATATTGTAGATAACAAATCATAATCAAAGTTATTTAATACTTTAACTTTAATATCTTTTTTACGAAGAACATACTTTTGTTTTTTACTAAACTTTATTTTATCTAAAACTAATCTTGTGTTTCTAGCATTTATCCAAGTTAAGTTTTTTAATTCTGTGTAATACCATGATAAAGGAATCCATCCATTTTCAAAAGCATAATCATATTCATTATCTTCAAACTCTGCTAGAGGTAGTGAGTAAATTAAATCGTAGTTAGTTAGTTTACCTGTAATGTGGTCGAAGAATATCTTCACTCAGGACGTTCAAACTGAGTCATGTATGAATCATCAGTTGTCGTATCTTCTTCTCTAGTATTTTCTACTGTGTAAAAGTTTTGGTCTATCTTATATCCGGGATTCTTTGTTAGTCTTTCTTCCATGAAAGCATCGTCATACCAGATAGTTCTGTTATTAGGATAGGCAAAGAAGTTGCCATCATCCATTCTAAACATGTGAGCACATTTATGTTCAGGGTCTTCACTAAAGTTTGTGTC